CATCAACAACGAGTTATATAGTAATCTCGTTACTGCGGCGCAGTTTGCGGCGTACGAAAACTCTGTTGCTAGACAGATGATGACTTTGTTTGACGCTCCCGCTAACTCAGGTAAAGTACTTCAAGTACCAGTATGGAGTGCGATCACAGCTGAAAACATTTCAGACGAAGCGGCAGCAACAGCAAAAGAAACTAACACAACATCAGCTACTATTACATTAACTGAGCACGTAGTATATCACCAAATCACAGATATGCTTAAAAACTCAGCAGTGAACGATGTAATGGCACAGCTTGGTGATCAAAGCGGTAGAGCTATTGCGGAATCAATGGACACTGAAGCATTCACAACTTTTAACAGTTTAACATCAGCAGGTGGTACTGTTACAGCGGCGAACTTTGGTACTGATGACATCTTCAACGCAGTAGGTCAGCTAAGAGCGGCTAAACTAACAGGCCCGTTCTACGCAGTTGTTCACCCAACAGCGGCTAAAGAACTTAAAAAATCTTTAACTGCTACAACGGCTTACACAGCAAACACAAATGTTGGTAATCAAATACTATCAAACTTCTACATCGGTCAAATCGCTGGTTGTACAGTGATTGAATCCGCTTTAGTACCTATTGATGGTTCCAACGTGGCTTCATGTGCGGTATTTTCACCGTCAGCTATCGGCCATGCTATGCGTGGTGCTGTAACGGCAGAAGAACAAAGACAGGCGGCTTCAAGAGCTACTGACTTAGTTTTAACTGGCGTAGCAGGTGCGGCTGTATTACAAGCTGGACACGGTAGATTAGTAACAGTGGATATTTCATAATATCGATTGATTATAAATCATATAGTGGGGAGCAATCCCCACTATAACCAACAAGGAGTAGTAAATGAGTAACTATAGCACAGACGCAAACATATTAGAATACGAGCCCCAAATCAAAGAATATGGTATATTGGACTTTGGTGATGAACACGCAAAAACCACTGCTGATATTCAAAGATATTTGAGAATACACTGGTGGCCTAGAGTGTCAAGATCACAAGTAAGATTATACACACCAGCTGGTTTAGAGATGGATACTACAAAACTAACAGCGAGTCAGTTTACGAGAGCGGCTGTGTTCCATGTACTAGCATACTACATCTTACCAAAACTAACACAACACTCAGCGGAACCAGATAGATTTAGAGTAATGATTGACTTTTATAAGTCAAAATGGCAAGAAGAGATTGACTTTGTACTACAAGATGGTGTAAAATATGACTTTGATGGTGATGGCACGGTTGAAGACAATGAACAACAGCCTGTACACTACAATAGATTGGTAAGATAATGAGTGTAAGAGAAGACATAGCACAAGACATAGTACAAACACTACAAGGTATCACAAATCCGCCAGTGGTTATTGTATCACGTAATCCAATCAACACCACAGACCTAGCGATAACACAATATCCAGCCATAATGGTGAGAACTTCGGAAGAAGCTCGCAATGATATCACGCAAGGTGGTTTGAGAATGGGTGAGATAGACTACACTATTATTGGGTTTGTAAGAGCTTCAGCTTCCGCAACTACTATCACAAACAATATTGACACACAGCGTAACGCACTGATTGAAGCGATCGAAGAAGCACTTGAAACTGACAGACAAAGAAGTTTAAACGCACTAAACTGTTATGTGTCAAACATCGTAGTTGATGATGGCACTATATATCCACTCGGACGGGTAGATATTACATTTACAGTTCAATATAAATATACACGAGGCACGGTATAATATGGCACTTAGAACAATATACAAAGACAAAGATTCCAAACAATGTGGTTTTACTGAAGCCACTAGATTGGTTGCTGAAGAAGGTTGGAGCTGGACACCATCTACAACTGTAAAAGCAAAACGAACATCAACTAAAGCAAAAAAACCCAAAGTTAAAGTCGAGGCTGAAGCTGATGTTATTCAACTGGAGACACCGTTTAATAACGGCAATCCAAACAACGACGACTTTAACAACACAGACGAGGAGAAATAAACATGGCGATCTATTCTGGACACGATGGTGTGATCAAGTTAGCTGATAGTGGTGATAGTTTAACATCAACAGCAATCGGTAACTTAAGATCATTTACTATTGAACAAACTCAAGATGTACTTGAAACTACATCAATGGGCTCTTCAGGTATGAGAACATATCAACCTGGTTTAAGCACATTCACTATTTCAGGTGATGTGTATTTTGACCACGCTGACACAGTTCAAGCAAAACTTGATGAGTTGATGTCAAAAACAGGACAAGAAACACTAGCAACATTTGAAGTATTTCCATCAGGCGATGATACAAGTGAAACTCCGGCAAACTCTAAGTTTTCTGGAAGCTGTATCATTACTTCATTTTCAGTTACATCATCAGTTGATGGTGTGGTTGAGGCTTCATTTGCGGCACAAGGCAGCGGCGCATTAACTATTGCGGCTATCTAATAGGGGTGTGTTAATGTACAAAGCGAGATTGGCGGGAAAGTCAGAAGCTGGTTTTGACAAACTTGAACGACAAGTTCAGCGTTTGTTAGAAGAAGTTAGTGACAAAACTATCGATGTAGCACGTGCTAACACCCCTAAACGTACTGGGTATGCTAGGAAAAACTGGACTAAGGACATAAGCAATGATACTTTTGAAGTAAGCAATGCTACACCATACATACAGTTCTTAGACAAGGGCATATCAAAACAAGCACCCAGTGGAATAGTAAAACCAACGGTTAGGAAAATGACCGGGTTCATTGGAACAAGGAGATTAAAACGATGACAAAATCGGATATGAATATCAAACAAAAAGCACTGGCACACTTTAAATCAAAGTTGTCAGGAGAACTACAAAAACTTCATGTAGCAGAATGGGATTGCGACATATATTATCGAGCAACTTCATCGATGTCTACTGAAGCTAAAATACTAAAGTTAACTACTGATGGTAAAACTGCTGAAGCACTAGTGGAATCTATCATACAAAAAAGTTTAGATGCTGACGGTAAAAGGGTATTCCATGACACTGATAGAGCTAGCTTAATGAATGAAGTGGATCCACAAGTACTTGTAAAAGTAGCAACCGCACTTAATAATGCTAACTCGGATAGCATAGGCGCGATTGAAAAAAACTAATAGGGGATAGCGAACTTAGGTCAATGTTCGCCATAGCCGAACACCTACATATTACGGTAGGTACTGTTATGAAAATGTCCCTTTTAGAGTTTAAAGGTTGGTTGGCTTATTTAAATATTAAAGCTAAGGAGCAAAAGAAACAAGATGGCTATACGAGAGCAAATAATATTAGAAGGCGTTAATAAGACCGGCAAAACTTTTGGTAAAGTCCAAAAAGACCTCCATTCAATGGAAGGACAGATTGGCAGTTTAACCAAACTAGCTGGAGGATTAGTTGCGGCTTTAGGGTTTCAACGTATTGCTTCATCAACCATAAACACAATCAGAACATTTGAAGACCTAGGAGCAACCTTAGTAACTGTACAAGGTTCCGCACACGCGGCGGCACAAGCCATGGACATGATTAGAGAGTTCACGGCTGGCACCACATTCCAACTTGACGAAGTATCCAATGCTTTCATAACATTTAGAAACGCTGGGTTGAATCCAACCAAAGACATGATGACCGATTTAGGTAACATCGCCGCTGGTATGGGTGTTAGATTTGATACTGTAGCACAAGCAGTATTCAACGCAACCACTGGCGAGTTTGAAATGTTAAAACGACTTGGTATAAAAGTCAAAAAAGAAGGTGACAACATCACAGCGATATTTAGAGGTGTTGAAACTGAAATGAAGTTCAATACCGAAAATATACTAGCATATCTACAAGAAATAGGTGAAGACGAGTTCGCTGGAGCATTAGAAGCCAGAGCAAAAACACTAACAGGTGCTTTTTCAAATCTTAAAGACCAAGTACAAGAGTTTCAAGTAGCTATTGGCGATAGCGGATTAAGATCAGCGTTAACAGAAACAGCAAGAGAAACAACAAAGTTTGTAAAAGCTAACTCAGATCTAGCAGTTGAAATAGGTTTTAAAGCCACACAAGCAGTGTACTTGTTAAAAGATGCTACACAGTTTTTAATCAATAATATGGAACATGTTAGAGGAATAACTGGGGCACTAATAGCACTTAAACTTGCGGCTTGGATTAAAGGTGCTACTTTGGCAATGAGAGCATTTACTATAGCTATAGCAACAAATCCTATAGGCGCACTTGTTACAGCAGTAGTGGCACTGATTGGATATTTGTCATTTAAAAATGGTTTAGGTAGAAGTTTAGCATTAGTCAAAGGAGTAGTTGATGCTTTAGGTAAAGCATTTGCTACATTTGGTAACTTCCTTAGAGAAAAGTTTAAAGGAGTTATTGATAAAATCAAACAAGTATTCTTAGACTTTGTACAAGCCGCGATTAATGGCTACAATGTGTTAGCAGACTTCCTTCCACTAATGGAAAGATTTGAAGGTGATGCTTCCGACTTAACTGGTGTACTTGTTGATATGGGTAAAAAAGGTTTGGAATATGTGTCAGAAGGTTTTGACACAGTAACAGATCACGCACAAGGTTTTGTAGACAAAATATATGATGCTAGTGGTGAAACAATCAAGTTTGGTAACATAGTTGTTGATCAGTTTGGTGAAGTAGTAAAAAGTGGTAAAGATGCTGTAGCACAATATGATGAAATCACTGCTAAAGCTAAAAAACTAAGAGAAGAACAAGCAAAACTAACAGCATACGTAGACCCTATAATGAAAATGGCTAGCAAAAATGGTGCGGTTGCTGGTAGCACTGGCACAACTACTGACAAAGGTGTTAACAAAGAACAAAAGAAACTAGAAGATGCCTTAGGTAAAAGGATTGAAAAAATCAAAAATAGTTTAAAAACAACAGAAGAAGTTAATCGCGATCAATACAACAGCGATTTAAAAGATTTAAAAGATTATTATGGTGAAAGAATATCATTTGATGAAAACTATTTTAAACTAAAAAATAGATTAGAAGAAAGATATGAAGCACAACGTCAAAGAGCAAGTGAAAGAAGAGTAAGCGAGCAGTTTGACTTAATATCAAACGGTTTAAACAAAGAACTTGATCTTACAGAACTTACAAAAGACGAAATACTTGAACTTACTAAAAAGTCAGGCAGAAAAGCACTTGAGGATTTATCACAAGTTAATGAAAAAGCATTTAAACTAAACAAAGCTATGAATATGGCGTCGGCTGTAATGAATACAGCTACTGGTGTTACTAAAGCATTAGCACAAGGTGGTATATTTGGGCCCTTCCTAGCTGGAGCAATATTGGCTATGGGTGCGGCACAACTGGCACTAATATCACAACAAACATATTCAGGTAGAGCTAGAGGTGGTGCTGTTGGGGCAGGACAAAGTTATATCGTAGGGGAAGAAGGCCCCGAACTTTTTACTCCTGGAAGAACTGGTGGTATAACACCAAACAATCAACTTGGCAGAAACGTGAATATTGATTTTACAGTAAATGCCATAGACGCACAATCATTTAACGTAGCATTGGCACAGCAAAAAGATACTATTGTTGGTATTATCAATGAAGCTGTAAATGACACTGGTAGAAGGAGTATAACAGCATAATGACTATACACACACATTTTAATGACATGCTAACAGCATCGCCAAGTTTGAATATTGATATCACAGCGATAGAGCTTACATCAAATCAACCAACCGTGGCTACACAAAGTTTAAGCGGAAGAACGCAAGTAAGAAGTTTTGGCGGACATTATTGGTCAGCAAGAATAGTAATGCCACCTTTATCACAAGAAAAGTTGAGAAGAATATATGCTTTCTTAATACAGCAAAAAGGCAGTTTAACATCATTTACTATATCGCCAACAAATCTAGCCAATGTGAGCGGCACACAAACAAATAATGAAGGTATCGCTTCCACAGGCAGTATAGGTAATAATACAATCACAATGGACAATAGCAACGAGTTCAAACCAGGTGATATGATCAACTTTTCAGGACACAGCAAAGCATACATGGTGATAGAACACAGTGGTGCAACATTGACATTTGAACCCGCATTGGTTTCAGCAGTGGCTGATACTGAAAATGTTTTGAGCAAAGACAACTTCAAACTCACAGTGAGATTGAGTGGTGACACAGTGAGATATTTTGAAGGAGCAGATGGCTTTGCGTCATTGGAGTTTGATGTAGTGGAGGCAATCTAATGTCTTACACGGGATCAAGATTTACAACACCTTTATACACTGGCGATGGCACTGGTGCTACTGAAAAAGATCAAGCACGAGTGTTTCATTTGATGGAACTGCATTTGGATACAACACTGTATTTGACTGACAACTTCTACAACATTGCATATGACAGTGCCACAGCCCCAGACAGTGGTAGCAACACATACAATGCCGCTGGACAACTGTTGGGTTTTGGTGCAGTATCAGAAACCACACAAATCAAAGTAAACAATATTTCAATAAACTTGAGTGGTGTTGACACTGGGGATATTTCAGATGTGGTGCATGGCAACATCATCAACAAAAGAATAGTGATATACAGAACATTTTTAGACGACAACAATGCTTTTCAAACCAACAGAACATATTTGTTGTTTGATGGCAACATCAAAAACTTTTCAG